GCTGTCTCAGCTTTGATGTACTGTTTACGATCTTTGGCATTTGTGCCACTTTTCGATTTACACTCATTGATTGGTGGTCATGTGTTAGAAAGACTACATGTTGTACATGATAAATTCGCAAGAATGGACATCATGACAACAGCAGGAATGAAAAGGTCCACAGGAATATTAGGTGCTTTCAATAGTGCCACTATCCCCGCTGGACATGATGACGCAATTGCCTCCATCCAAAGAGCAGGCAAGGTGGATATATCCATTGCTCAAGTCAAAGCTATAACTGGTATCGATAATGATACCACAGCTTCAATACTTACAGAATATCATCGTAGTAATTTTCCACTAAACTACAATGACTGCATTTATCCTATGGCGGAAAGTGTTAATCGTTATCAATATGGCGATAAACATGATCCCAGTGCTAAGTGCAGCATGACTCCGTTTATGAGTCCTTTGCTGCCAGACTGTTATGCCCCTGATAAATGCTTAAGTAATGACAAGGCAATGGTTGATGGAAGAATCAACAACATCAAAAATGTTGAATTACCTATTGATAAATTCATGACCATATGCATGAAAGAATTCTTAGAAGAATTAATACCAGATGACATAGCACATACATTTGTCCCTGGTGACTATGCTGAGGTGTTCGAGAGACAAAATCGACCAGCTCAGCGAGCTATTCTAAATAAAGCTTTAGATGACGTCAACTTACATACAGACGGAATCAAAAGTTTTATGAAGGCTGAGTCTTATTCAGACCCAAAGGAACCCAGAGTTATATCTACGATAAATGATAACACTAAGTTAAATTATTCTAGATATATTTATTCCTTTTCGAGGTTATTGCGTACCACAAAATGGTATGCATTTGGAAAGACACCAGTTGAGATAGCTCAACGTGTAGCAGATATTTGCACACATAGTCAATCAGTTCAGAAAACTGATTTCAGCAGATTTGATGGAAGAGTCTCAAATGTTCTCAGAACATTAGAACGACTGGCCATGTTACGTTTGTTTAAAAGAACGTATCATCCAGACATGCTTGAACTAATGCAAGCACAAAAAGACCAAAGGGGTAAAACAACTTTCAAAGTTGTATATGAATCTGATAACACAAGAGCATCAGGATCGTCTGAAACAGCAGACTTCAATTCCACAGACAACGCATTTGTTGCATTCTGTGGATTTAGAAGGATGAAGAAAGATGATGGAACATATCACACTGCCAAAGAAGCTTACAATAAGCTAGGCATATACGGAGGTGATGATGGATTAACAGCAGAC